GGAGTGGAAAATCAACTATATGTGCGGATTATTTGAAAGCATTTGACCAAATATTTGATGTTGAGCCAGAATATAAAATTATTATTAGTGCGGATAATATTGATGACCCAGCATTTGAAGGCATACCGCATTTACGTATTTGTGTTGATGATGAATTTGCAGAAAATCCATTAACATTAGATGATTTAACTAATAAAACAGGTTCAAAAAAATCAGTAGTTGTATTTGATGATATTGAGGGTATTGTTGATAAAAAAAGATTAAAGGCATTAGAAGGATTAGTTGAAAGTTGTTTAACTTGTGGGAGAAAAAGAGGAATAAATACTTTATTTATATCACATCGTAGTGCAAATGGAAAGCAAACAAGAATGATTTTAACAGAATTAAATGGCGTTGTTTGGTTCCCACAGCTTGGCACATCGCGCAATTTGACATATATGTTAACACACCATTTAAGTATTCCAGAAGAAATGCGAAACTATTTAAAAAACTCAGATTGGGGGCGAAATATTACATTACTCACATCAGTTCCACAAATGTTATTAGGTCAACATAGAGCTGCAATTTATAACCATGATGATGTAAGTGCAACTTTTAAAAAGAAATCAATTATTGATAAGAAGAGAGCACAAATGGATGCTGAAGAAAGTTTAGGACTTAGATAAATACAGTAAAAATATAAACTGAATTATAGCATATATATACTTATTTTTTTGCTATATATAGTTCTATATACTTTTGGGAAAAAGGGGGAAACGGAAATGTTCTTATAGTAAAAATTCTGAATCCCCTTTTTTCCCAAAATATAAATTGTTCTAGAATAATAAATATAAAAAATAAAAAAATAATATAAATATATATGCTATAATTCAGATAAAAAATGTCATTATCAATTTTAGAATTATTTAAAGGGACAGGTTCAGTTGGAAAAGTTGCCCATAAAATGGGTATACAATCAGTGTCATTAGATTTTGTTGATAAATATGAACCAGATATATTAGTTGATATATTATTATGGGATTATAAAAAGTGGCAAAAAAGAACTAAATTTATCCCAGACTTTATTTGGGCATCTCCACCGTGTAATACATATAGCCCATTAGCATATCCATTACGAGAACGAAATCCAAAAACAGCAACACCATATAGCGAACGTGCAAAAGTTGGAACGATGATTTTATATAAGACATTAGAAATTATTACTTTTTTTAAAAAATTAAATCCAGATTTATTATTTGTAATTGAGAATCCAAAGGGTATGATGAGAAATGATAAAAAAATGAAAAAATTAAATTTATCAACAACTTTGTATTGTTTATACGGTGATAAAAAAAGAAAATTAACTGATTTTTTCAATAATGTCCCAGGTGGATTAGGATTAAAAGAAGTTGCACCGTGCCCAAATCCAGATATGATTATACCAGTTGTAGATTTAAAATTAGATGATAGATATAGTATTCCCCCAAAATTAATAAAAGCAATTTTACAAAAACTTATTAAAGAGTATGTTTAATTCTTTTACATTCTTATCTAAATTAGTAGATTTGCCCCATAATAATGCAGCTGAGAATAATGCAGGGCTCGGAATGAGATTATCTATTAAATGTTGTTCATTATGATTTTTAAGATGACGAGCCCAATAATTAAATCTAATTTTTTTGTCGCCGTGGTCTATGTATGTCCCATTAGCATAATCTTTGAGACCAAAATCATATTTTGAACCATCATTTAAAAATACTCTATAGCGTTTGTCTTTTTTTGGGCTATCAACTAAATTTACGATTTGAATTTTTTGAGACATTTTTTTTTAAAAAGTGTTATATATATATAAATATAAATGAAGAATTTTTATTTAAGTTTTTATTCTGGATTTTTTACATTTGGAATTTTTAACATATATAATAGTAATAAGCAATTAAAGCATATTGAAAATGAATTACAGCTTAACGGATTCAGATATACGCGAATTTGTAGAAAATGATATACCAGTTATGACATATAGCGAGTTAGTTGATGATGGTGTATTAAATGTATTATTATCAAGCCCATCTAATGCATGTATATTTTTAGTAAGACAAAGCGAAACCTATGGGCATTGGGTATTAATATGGCTAAAAAAAGAAGGAAATGAAAAGGGTCTATATATTTATGATTCATATGGAAATACCCCAGATTCTAAAGAATGGAAAAAATACGTATCAGAAGATGTTTTAAAATCAGTTCACCAAGAAGAGCCATTTTTATTAAAAGAATTATATGATAGTGGATTTAATATTTACTATAATGAATATAAACATCAATCAAATGATAAAAATGTTGCAAGTTGTGGGCGTCATTGTTGTGTCCGTAGTTGTTTTTTAGATATGGATACTGATGAATATAATAATATGATTACAGAAGGCAATTTATCACCGGATAAAAAAGTATTAGAATTAAGTAAATTAATTTTAAATAAATAACTAACCTTTTTTGTCGGTTTACGAAATACTTCGTATTTCTTCAACCTAAAAAAGCTTTACCAAAAAAATAATACTTAATATATTTTTTTTTAAAAGTATTTATACTAATATATATAACAAGTTTAAAATTTAGAAAATAATTTTTATAAATTAAATTTTTGGTAAAGCTTTTGAAGCTCGAAGAGAAACGAAGTTTATCGTAGAGCGGTAAAAGATTAAGAATGTCATTAAAATCTGCTATACAAAATGGTAATAGTTTTGCGTTTGAACAAAGTGGAATTCAATATGTTAAAGCTAAACAATTTAGAATATCAACACCAGGTGGAATTATTTTTAGCGATGGGTCTCAATTAGTTAGTGCAGTAGGAAATACTGGAGCAACTGGGGCAACTGGTGCAACTGGTAGTGTTGGAGCAACTGGAGCAACTGGAGCAAGGGGGCAAGATGGCGCGGCATCTTCAACTGGAGCAACTGGGGCAACTGGTGCAACTGGTGCAACTGGAAATATGGGGGCAACTGGGAGTATGGGGCCAACTGGAGCAACTGGAAATATGGGGGCAACTGGGAGTATGGGGCCAACTGGAGCAACGGGAAATATGGGGGCAACTGGGAGTATGGGAGATACTGGCGCAACTGGAAATATGGGGGCAACTGGGAGTATGGGAGATACTGGTTCAACTGGAATGACTGGTTCAACTGGAATGACTGGTTCAACTGGAAATATGGGACCAACTGGAATGACTGGTTCAACTGGAAATATGGGGCCAACTGGAGCAACTGGAAATATGGGACTAACTGGATTAATGGGACCAACTGGAATGACTGGCTCAATGGGAGATACTGGCGCAACTGGTCCACAAGGTGACGCAGCAGATGCATCTTTATGGTCTACCTTTCCAGCGACTACTTTAGTAAATATGAATTATAATGATGTGAGATACATTGACTCTTTATCTGCTGATAATTTGAACGCAAGTAACAATATTACAGTTGATAATAGCACACAAACTGGAACTTTATTAGATTTACCAAATGTCACTGCGAGTGGTCCTTTATTTGTCATTTTTGAAACTCCTATAAATGGTGCTCCTTGGAATCTGAGTGGATTTGGAAATCCAGTGAGAGTCAATCAAAACACCGCTAACATGATTCAAGGAGTAACTTACTATTTGACCGCCCTAACTACTCAATCCGCAAGAATTACTACAGAGCCCGATGATACTGGAATCATTGATACTGCGGATTTGAGTGGATTATCACAACCCATTTTAGCGACTTATACTCTTGACCCAGTCATCACAAAAACGACTACCATCAGTGGAACATATATTGAAATAACAGATGAAGATGTAGCAATTTTGTCCGCTACCGATTTGACTTTTAATGGTGTATCAGTAAAAGACATTAGTGTCGCACCCAACTCGGTGCTAATTAGTAGCAATGGAACGTCTATAACTGGTAATGCAAATATAACATATTCATCTTTTGGTGCATTAGACCCCACTTTACAACTTGGGTCGTCACTTTCTTATACCCCAACGGTTCAAACTGAAATTACCGCATCGGCAACGTATGCTGGAACTTACTCGGCACTTACTGCACAAAATCTCAATCCTAACGGGTCAGTCAATTTGTATTTGAGCATGGATAATGCTACTGAAACAAGTCATTATACTGTTCTTGGTCTAAATAATAGCACATACGATGGTGCTCCTTATATATCAGAGGCAGTTGAGATGACATATTTAGCAAGTTTGGAAGGTGGTATTAGTATAGTTCCTAATTTTAATGCTAATTCTAACATTTATAATGCAGTCCATCTTGGATATGCTGGTGGTGCAAAAGCAGTATCTATTTTAGCAGATGGGTCATTATCATTAAATACAGAATATAGTGCTGGTGCATGGACTGGTAATGTTGGAACTGCTGGAGATATTTTAACTTCTGGTGGTGCAGGACAACCAGCTGTTTGGGGTTCAACTATATCATTATTAGGCACTGGAGAGGATAATCAAGTTTTAACTTATAGTAATAATTCTTGTGGTTGGGCAGACCTACCTTCTACGGCAAGTAAACAAATAAATCAATTAAATGTTTATAACTCACCAGCGGTCTATGCTGATGGAAAACCGCCTTTAACAGTTCCAACTGCATCAAGTAATGCTTCTGGGCAATTTGGTTGGTACTTTAAAAATAGCTTTAGTACTGGAACAAATAAAGTTAACTGGTATCAATCACCAGACGATGGAATGGTTGTAAGTGATTTATTAGGTTTATATTTAAGATTCTTTAATATTTCTGCTATAAGTACAACCCCAAATGATATGCCATTTATTGCCGTTTATACAAAAACAGATACACTTACTCCTAATTATGCATCATGGTATAAATCAAGAATGGTTTATATTCCTAATTTTATCCCTACGGCAAATACAAATTATACAACATTTAGAAATATATCTGGAACTGCTCCTGATCCAAGTTCTTATGCATCAAGTTTACAATTAATGATTAATAGCACAGTTGCACCAAATCCAGCTGGAACATATGCATCCACAGAAGAAGTATTATTCTTTGCAATTTCAACATCATCATCATCAGTTATTAATTGCACTGAATTTATATTACAAAAATTCGGAATAATTACTGCAGATGGAACCCAAGAATTTAATTACATGCCTGTATCGCCATTGCCATAAATCTCACTCCGTAGAGCGGTAAAAGATTAACTGATTAATAATTATTTTTTTTTGTTTATTAGTATACATATACAGAAGAAAGAAAAGATGCCTTCCCTTTTGAGAAACATAAATCGCGGGTATTATAAGGAAAATGGAATTAAAAAAGAATCCGGTGCGATGATGGCAATTATTGAGAGCAATTTAAAGAAAAAAAATGCAGATGCTGAAGCACAAGAAAAACCACTTGACGGCGGTGCAGTAAAGCGACAATTAAAGAAATTCAACAAAACAATCAAGTCAAAGAATGATATTTAAATAATTAAATAAATCAATATAAAAAATATATTTATATAACATTGTTTTTTTGAAAAATGAGCTTCAATTATGAACACGAGGGATTTCCGATTGCAAAAATTGTAAGAGAGGGTGAAAAAGGCAAAGGGAAAAAAAAGAAAGACGTTGAAATATTCATAGATGAGCATTCAGGCGCGCAAAATAACTACCCATCATTACATTTAAAATCTGGGGAAAAATTCCAATATATCCCTGATGAAAATAAAGAGAGATTTATTTCTTATATTTGTGGGGCAAGTGGGTCGGGTAAGAGTTATTTTGCGAGCGATTTAGCCAATGCATATAAAAAACAAAATCCACAGAATCCAGTATATTTATTATCTTATGTTGATAGTGATAGTAGTATTGAAAGAGTTAAAGATATTGAAAGAATTAAATTAGATAGCGACTTTCTTACCACGGATTTAAATGCTGAAGATTTTGCAAACTCCTTAATTATTTTTGATGATTGCGACTGTATAACAGAAAAAAAAATGAAATTAAAATTAAAAGATTTATTAGGTAAATTACTTAATACTGGAAGGCATGCTGCTGCATCAGTAATATATTTAAGTCATATTGCATGTGGTGGTCTTGAAACTAAGGGTATATTAAATGAATGCCATAGTTTGACATTTTTTCCTGCAAGTTTGGGTGGAAGGTCTAGAAATTATTTATTAAATCAATATCTTGGATTTTCAAAAAAACAAATTGAAGCAATTGATGATATCCCAGGGCGAGCCATTACAGTCGTTAAATCATATCCTATGATTATTGTATCAGAAAAAATGATATGCCCAGTTAAAATGCTGGGTAGGGCTTAGTCATCCCCAAAATTAAAATTCATATTTGGTATAGTTCGCTCGCCTTTATATTTTGTCGTCAGTATTTCCATTCTTCTAAAAATAATATCATATATTTGCTGTGTTGTAGAATCATCAAATTTATCTAACCTAATAGCAACTCTAGACGGCAATGTTATTACCTCATTCATTAATGGCAACGTTTCTCCATCATTATAATCCTCAATATATCTCATAGCAACACTTAATATCCTAATTTTTATCTCCCTATTCATATATTTTATATTATCAAGAATATATCGAGTCTGAGTCTCCTTGATGGTTGTCGTTGCCATCGTAAAACGGCAATTTTCGAAGCAATTTAGTTTGTCTATAATTGCTTTGGTATTCTTTGTATTTATCTTTATTTGATTTGTTATATTCTGTTGCCGTTTTTATAAGTTTATTTTTATTCTTTTCTATATATGTTTTTTGGTAACCAGAGACTTTATCTTTATTTTTTTGTTGCCAGCGTACAACTGCGCTGGTTCTTTGTTTTACTAATTTTGCGTATTTTTCCTCAATTGTTAATTTTTCCATTATAAAAATTATATATATATATTAATAATAATTTTTTATTTAATTAAAAAAATAAATAAAATGAATACCCATCATGCATTGCGAAATTTCCACCATAATTTTTTATCTCCATCATATTTAAACCCTCGCTTTTTTGTCTCGGATATGGCATCATTAAAAGAAATTTTGCATTTATCCATAACTATTTTAATATCAACATAAATTTTGCGCGCTTCAATTGCAATTTGTTCTGCAATTGCCTTTTCTTTATTTTTTTTCTCTCGTATTTTAGGATTTCTAATCGCAAAAGTACCATTCCATAATACCTCGCGAATAACCCCATCGAATATTTGTTTATTTTGTTTTTTGGCTATTTTAATTAATTTATCTTCTTTTTTTCTGCATCTGCAACATGTATTGCCCTCTGTCTCATATCGGCTCTTATGTTTAAGCCCACATGAATCACATATCCTAAATAAGCCCCCATAAAAATGGCGAACACAGCAAACACCAACTATTAAAAATACACCTGTATCTTCGCTTGGAATTGTAGCATTTTTATCTTTTCTTATATATCCATTATTTACAATTAATTCATTACCACAAACACACTCTTGCTTAAATTTTGGCCTATCTTGTCCAGGAAAGAATTTTTTAAAAATAGGACAAGAATTTTGCCCACAATATTGCCAAGTTTTGATATCTTCAAAAGTATGACCGATTTTAAGTAATCCATTTTTAAATGCTTGCGTTACTGATGGCTCCTCTGGCGTTCTTTCTGGTTCAGTCATTATAATAAAAAATATTATGAATAAAAATAGTATTGATATAAATATATAATTTTATTTTTAATTAAAAAAAATAAATATTTTATTTTTGGTCAGCTTTTTAAAAGTGTTTTATAGGTCATACATCTCATCCAATGACACACCGCAATCATCATCCGCGGATTCTCTTTGTGTAGCATGCTCATCTTTCTTTAAAAATCCCTCTTCTAATAATCTTTCTTTTACAATTTCTAAATCCATATCAAATACATTTACAGAACTTCTTTTACTTGTGATTCCAACTTTTAAATCTACTAAATTTGCCATAAATTTATGCTGTGGTAATACGTATTCAGATTTAATATTATACTCGGCACAAAATTGTTTATAGTCATCAAATACACCGGCAACGGTATATCTTGTTTGCAGTGGCTCTTCTGTTCCTTTAATTTCGTTCATTGCTTTATGTCCTAATATTTTTCTTTCAATCCAATCACAAATAAATAATATATCAGATGAATGATATTTAATACTCATATCCATATATGCTTCAGTTTTTACTTGAGACCAATCAACATTTGATAAATCCCTTGTATTTAAAAAATTATAAAATGTTGCTATAAATTCATCACTTCTAAATCTCGTATTCATATCTCCCCAAAACTTTTTGCCGTATTTTTTTTTATCTGCATATTTTCCGCTACCTTCTGCAACATTTAACCGCCTTTCGCCACTTCTAAAATCAATTGCAAATGGCTGTTGCTCATTTGTATAAAATATAGGTAATGCGGTATTTCTAACTTTTACAACTAATTTAAATTTTTGATTCATGCTCTTCCATTCTTCTGTAATAAATGCTTTTATTGTGCCCTGTGCATCTCTGCTTTCTTTTCCAAGTTGGCACTCATTTAAATTTATTATTATCTTTCTATAATAGCCATCAGCATATGCACCAAAGAAATCTTTTTCATCGCAAGATGAAATATAATATTCACCTAAAAGAATTTCAAATGGAACCAATGACATGTTTTTACCCTCTCCCTGTTTTGATTTAAATATAAAAGCGCCTGCTTTTGGTTTTTCATTTGGAAATTGAATTTTATGCGCAAGTGAATTAACATATAAATCATAAAATTTTTGATTCTCTCCGCATAATTCAAAAACCAAATCAGCCCATATTCTTAATAAATTATTGCCTTTTTCTGGTATTGGCGTATTACATTTTATAGAATATCCAAAAAATGTATTATATGTTTTTATTCTTACACCATCCCAATAAGTTAATTTTGTTGCAATTTTATTACTTGGCATAAAATCAACATTATGATATGACCTAATTTTTGAATCATCTAACCAACTACTAATAAATAAAAAACTCTTTTTTACTTGTTTCTTAATTTTCTCACCTTTTTTATTTTCTTTTTCTTCTTCTACCATCTTTACATATTTTTTATTTCTATGGGCTTTTTCCAGTTTAGTGTCTGTTGTTTCGTGTAATTCTAATTTGCCATAATCATGTTCAGACCAACATAATTGATAATATGCCAATGGTGTATATACTTTAAAATGGAATATCTCAAAATATGGCTTTTTGTCTTCATATGATTGTAATGTCTCAAAATATTGAGTATCAAAATATTCAAATCCGCCATCAAGTTCAGTTTTATCTGCCATTTCTAAAAATTCAGTTGGGCGTTTTACTTTATATTCAATATCATATCCTAAATTACTATCTTCTCTAATATCGGCCATGGTTCCAAACCTAGTATTGAATAAACATAATTTACCATCTTCTTCTGGATTCTCAGAAAATAAACTTCTTTGAACTCTAATACCATCATGCTCTAAACTTCCATATTTTGGGCGACCACATCTAATATATAATTTTTCTAAACATAAAGCCTCAATATTTTTTACAACCCTTGATAATAATTTAATATGAATATTATTATCATTTTCAGCGAATTTTTTATCTTCCATAACTTTTAAATATACTTTTGGATTTTTATTAAAGAATAATTCAGATATTTTAACAATTTCTTCTTTAAATTGGTTTAATTCATAAATATCAAAACTATTTTGAATATCATTTTTAAGTTTCCATCCATATAATGAGCCCCCATTCATCAAAGATGTAAATAATAACTTTGCTAATCTTGGACTACATTTATATCTATCCACAACTCTCTTTAAATATTCATCTCTTTTAGTAATGTATAATTCTAATTGTGGTAAAAATTCTGGATTCATTTTTAAATCTTTAATTGCAATATTCCAAATCAGTGTTGCTTGACTATTAACCATATCAATATCAATATAATCTTCATCGGCAACTGTATTTTTAACCGCACACCAAAACATACCAAATGATTTATCCGCATATAATCTACCATAATCGCAATCAGAGGTAATACCAAAATCATAAATTACTTCTTTTTCGCCATTAGTTCCATACGTCAATATATAATTATTCATCTTTTGAACTTCATCTTTCCAAAAAGTTTTATATTTATGTTCATCAGTTATAGTTTCATCATAATCATAAACTAACATTTTACGAATTCTTGAAATGTCATATTTTTCAATCATCTTTACACCAACTAAAATTGATTTTCTCAAATAATCCTTCATTTTTGAACTTTATAAAAAACACTTTGTAAAAATTATAAAATATTTATTTATATATATTTATAGAATTATATTTTTCTAATATAATATTAATTAATTCAATGATGGAAAAATTAAATAAAACGCAGAAATAAACAAGTGTATAAGGTTTGGGAGGCAAAATTCATTTTGGGAGGCTGACCCCCCCTTTTGGGAGGCAAATTAAAAGTCAAATATATAGTATAATTCAATATTAGGTCATTATACTACAATATACACTATATTTATACACTTTACAAGATAAATTGTAAATTTATAAATTTGAAATTATTATTATTTTCAGACATCAAAATATATTATTATATAAGTTTTGCAAAAATGCCTCCCATTGTTAAATTATTATCGCTATTGCGTTATAATGGCCTGATATTGAAGTATACTATATAGTTTACTCTTAATTTGCCTCCCAAAATGAATATTTTATTCCCAAAAGGGGGGGTCAGCCTCCCAAATTGATATATTGCTTTATATTGCGCTAATAATGCAGTATACTAAATATTATATTAAACGCAAAAATATATAGTTATATACATCAATATTTATATTATGTTTCATTTACAAATTTCAAAAATATGTAGAGTAATGCGAGAATACCAAGAAATGAATAATACAATAGAAATGTGTATGACAAATACACAAACATTATATGATATTATTAAGTCAAGTTTTCCATCAGTTGATGTTAAAGCAAAAGCAGTACTTGCCGTTAATGAAATGGAGGATTTTGTTATTAAACAGACTATTCATTTAATTATTATTGCCGATGGTATATATTATGAGCCTTCATACGAATTATATGCAGTAAAGCCAAATTATTTTACTAGTGTGAAAAACCTATTAGAGGGATTTATTCCAAATACTTTAATCAAAGATAATTTAAAAGACACATTGCCATCATTTTTAATATTTGTGGAACATGCACATAATATCAATAAGGGTGATTTCTTAATAACTGATAAAGATTACTATAATAATCAATTGGACTATATCCAAGCGAAATTGAATTAATTATATTAAATAATAAAATATATATTTATATATATAAATAATTTTTATAAACTGTGAAATGGAAAATCCTGAGGACCTACTTATTG